ATCTGTATCCCCCTTTCTCTTCTAACCTAATCCTTTTTCTCTCTATAATTATTTTAGAATTGAAGGGACACAAATTATCTTTTTATGACCAATCGAATACTAGATCTATTGTTTTTAATACGTGACAACCTATACAAATAGCATCACATTCATCTTGTGTAGGTTTTACTCCATACGTTTCTTGAACAAACTTTTGTGCATTGCGCTTTTGTTCTGCCCTATCTTTTCCCTTGATTTTAAGAGTAGACTTCCAAGAGCTAGCTAAAACTGCGCTATTTTTAATATCCATTTCAGTTACTAATTCATAAACAATTCCAAATACTTCAGCTAATACTTTAAATGTTTTTACATTATTTACCCGATTTTCCTAAAGTTGGATATCCTCGAATACCACTTCATCAATACTGTTTATTTCAATTAAAGATTTTACTTTATTCCTAATTTTTTGAAGTCGCACACCAACATCAGCATCATCAAAAGAAAATTTTCCATAATCTTTTAATACGCCATCTATAAAAATAGCATAGCCTGAAGTCTTACTACTCTAGTCTAAAGCAAGTAGACGACTCATTACTTACTTCCAGTAGAGCCAAAACCCGCGGCTCCTCTTTCTGTTTCAGATAAGGATTCTGTATATTTATAAGTTACAGGTAGATAAGGCATAATAACAAGCTGCGCAATTCGCTCACCGACTTCAACATCCTGCTTTTCATCGGAATCATTATGGAGTGCAACGATAATCTCGCCCCGGTAATCTGAATCGATTACCCCAACACAATTCGCAGGACGCAAACCTTTCTTCGTTGCTAGTCCACTGCGCGCAAAAATAGCACCAAAATAACCATTAGGAATTTCAATAGCAATACCAGTGCTTACTTTAACTGTCTCTCCTGGATAGATAGTATAATTTTCAATGGCTTTCAGATCGGCTCCAGCAGCGCACGTAGAACCAATATAGGGTTCATAATAAACCTCTTGTAGATTTGTGTATTTAATTTCACTGTTATCTTTATATTCCATTGAAATTTCTTCATTATTACTAGTAGAACTTGTAGTTACAATTTCTTCCATTAAAACTCCACCTCATACATAATTTCAATCTCAGTTCCAGGCTCTTTCTCATCATTAAATAGCTTCTTAGCAGTAACAAGTTGGAACTCATCGATGACTTCGCCCTTGCTTTTAATTTGCTTAGTCTTATAACTGAAAGCCGCGAGAGTGAAGTGTTTATCCGCTTTTAGTTCCTCATGAAGCCGCTCGACTTCCTCAACAGTATTTACACGATAAGTATCAACAGAATTAATCAAATATTTCATATTTTTAATTTACCTCAATTTCTAATTCTCTATTTTCATAATATTGCATATTATACTTCTTAATATCATTGGCAATATTATTAGCATAATCTTCTTGGCCAATTAAGCGAATAAAACTAATATTGTTAGAGGCACTTGTCTCAGCGATCGCCGCACCCAAATCATCCATTGTCGCAGTTGCTACTACCTTAATTCCTGAGCCATCTTCTTTTGCGATATAAATAGATTGTTTTAATTCAAATAGGTTAAATGGGCAAATAATAATTTCATTCATATATTACCCTCCATAATTTACAATCATTTGTTCACAATTAAACAAATACGCACAATAAGTACAATCTTCTTCTTTAGTTTTTATCCAAATTTCGATTTCGCCAGATTCCTTTTTATCAATACTAACGATGTCTCCAATAGACTCTTGGATGCAAGTAATTGCGGCATCGCCCAAATCATTAAATTCATAATTGAAATTTAAACAGTTGTATTGGAAAATGGTAAAGTAAGAAATATCTTTGCACAAGAGCATAAAATGCTCTCCTTGCAGACTATTAATTACATCTCTTCCCTCTTGGAGCTAATCAAGAGTTAATAAAGGAAGTTGACTGACAATACTTTTATTTAAATCATACATAGTCATTGATAGTCCCGCATTAGTATTGATATCAGACTTAGATACATACTCCCAAGTTGTTCCATTAAATACTACGTATGTATCTGTATCATTGATATGAACAATTTCACCAGGCTGATAAATATTTCTTTTTATCTTAGTTAGCATTCGAAGCTAATCAAATGAAGCAACATTTTCCATTAAATATTCTCCTTTTTTATTTATATATTTATTATATCATATATTTAATTCTTTGTCAAAATAAATTACTCTTTGATTGCGGCTGCCTCTCATTGTTAGAGATAAATCTTTTTCAGCTTCAATAAATGGACCATCAATGAGGCAATCAATATTATTTAAAATATTTTTTATATGAGAATTAGGATTTTTTTGAACTTCTTCATATAGATATCCTGTCCAGACATAAATTTTTGTATCTGGTAATTCTTTGCGGACAGTTGTAATTATTAAGTCTGTTAAAAAGGCGTTATCCTCACATAAAGGCTCTCCGCCTAAAATACATAGAGAACGTTTAATACCATTTGCAGTTAAACCTTTAATAATAGTATTTAACGTTTCAGTAGTAAATTCTTTTCCGCCATCAAAATCCCAGGTACCTGGATTAAAGCATCCAGGACAGCAATGAGGACAACCTTGAGTATAAAAAGATACTGCTACTCCTGGAGCGTTTGCAACATCATTAAGTTTTAATTCTGCATATTGCATATGATTTCTCTCCGTTTTTAAAGTTTTATTAGGGCTGTAGTTAATAACAAATTAGCTACAGCCCTATAAAGATTATAAATGTAAAACTCTTTCTTTTATTTCTTGGGTTCTTCCTTGATTCCAAAAATTTGCATTGGCTGACTATTTCTTCTCTCAGGGTGGATAAGTCCCATCATCGAGCCTCCCGTTTCGTAATGCGTATCAATAGCATTACTACTCAACAACAACGTTGATAGTCGATACAGGTTTCTTTTATTTCTAAAAGACTTCCCACGAGATTTTACCCTCGTTAGCCTATATTCTTTATATAGACCCCGCTGATTAACGGAAAAGGAGGTAAGGGCCAAATTCCTCAATCAACCCTATATATCCACAAGTCCGACGTGCAACATTCATCTTGTCTTGATTACGATTGCCACATTGCGGACATTCCCAAACTAGCTTATGAGTCTCTTCATCTTCTATAATCTGAATTTCACCATCAAATCCGCACTCTTGACAATAATCAGATTTTGTATTTAATTCTGCATAAATAATATGGTCATAAATGTATTTAATAACCTCTAAAACAGCAGGAATATTTTTATTTAAATTAGGTACCTCTACATAAGTAATTGCTCCACCAGGGCTTAAAGCCTGGAACTCGGATTCCAAAGAAATTTTATTGAAAGCATCGATCGGTTCAGTGACGTGAATCTTTTATACCCTCGGTTTCCCGATATTTATTAGGGGAATAGACTATCTCATATTCTATATTTCTATAACCAAAACATAGAACCTTTGCGCTTCCACTATAAGATTTTCACTTATAATGTACCCTACTTGTTTATTCATATAAAAGTTTCTTTTATATTATACTTTCGGTAGTCGTTACACCTTTATCTTTTTTATTTATCAAAAACATGATTTACTAAATTAAAATTTGCATAATCTTCTTTAGTTATTCTAGTGTATTGCTTATTTTTATATATACCATTTTTATTTATAACTTCTTGTATGTAATAAGGCAATTTATTTTCAAGTGCATATTTATGAGCATTTTTGCAATATTTTATTTCACCAGTTGCTAAATCTTTTACTGTAAAATACAATGTTTTTTGCATATTACCTTTCTACTCGTCTAAGCATACCCATTGACAATTCTCTGGAGTGTAAGATTTATCAACATCGATTCTATCTAAAGAAGTATCATTTGCTCCAAAGCGAATTTTATGTTCTACCCACGAAGGATATAAAGCATTATAAAAATCAATAAAACTTTCAAAGGCATTACTGTTAATTCCTCTATCGTAGTAATTTTCCCTATGAATAGATTTTATTGAAGTTCTTGCTCTCATAGCTTGCCATCTATTATAGAAATCTTTATCATAACTAATACCAAGGCCTTTTCCACAGCTTTTATGATTTAGGCCTTTATTTAATCGTATTGTGCTTTTTAGCATATGTTTTATTTTACCACATTTTTGACATTCCATAATATATCTAAAGCCATTATCTTGAATTGTACCAATGCATTTAAAATCTCCATAAAGAGCATTTTCTTCTATAGTAAATCCAGTATTTCTTTGTTTGCTCATTTTTTCACCCCCCTTATTTATATTTTATATTATTTTTGATAAAAAGTAAAAAAATACTTGGCACGGTATTATCTTGTCCTTAAAAAAGGATTTAGACTCTCTTACTTATAATGATATTACTATCTTCTAAACCGTTAGCCTAATTTATTAATTAGACACCCATAATTATTATGGTTCACAAAGTTTTTCTTAATATGTTATTATATTAAGCCACTATCAATTAATGGTAACTATTGGTAATGTAGTTTTTATCAGTTACGCCAGGAATAACACCAAATTTCTTTTTTAAGCAAGTAGCAAATTTATAAGCTGTTGATTCTATAGGAGAGCCGTATAATGAATAATCAATATTTTCAGCTTTCTTCCAACGCTTACAATAATCATTCAAAGTTTGCATAATCTCTAAACCGAGTTCTTTTCCTTCTGGTTCGGTTAATTTTTTACCAATTAATTTGTATACACATTCCCACAATCCGGCATATCCAAGAGATAAAGTAGAATAGCCGCCATGCAGTAACTTATCAATAGTTTCACCTTTCTCTAAACGAGCCAAAGCCCCATATTGCCAATGAATAGGAGAAATATCAGAAACAGTTCCTTCTAAACGTTTATGTCTTTCTTGGAGTGCTAAATGACATAGTTCAAGCCTATTATCTAAAAGTACCCAGAAATCATTTATATTATTTACAGAGCAAGCTACATCAACGAGATTGATAGTTACTACGCCTTGGTTAAACCGACCGTAATATTTGGGATTGCCGTCTCCATCCAAGTAAGGGGTTAGAAAACTGCGGCAACCCATACAAGGATAACAATGACCTTCATCATTGGCATCTCTCTTCAGTTGTAGCATCATCTTTTCAGAGATATAATCAGGAACCAATCTTTTAGCAGTACATTTAGCAGCTAATTCGGTTAAATACCAATAAGAACTATCTTCATGGATATTATCTTCTTCAAGCACATAAATCAGTTTTGGAAATGCAGGAGTAATCCAAACACCTTTTTCATTCTTTACGCCTTGAATGCGCTGCTTTAAAACTTCTTCAATAATTATAGCTAAATCTGCTTTGGTTTGAGAATCTTTGACTTCGCCTAAATACATGAAGATCGTGACAAATGGAGTCTAACCATTCGAAGTATTCAGCGTATTAATCTGGTACTGAATAGTCTGAACGCCTCGTCTAATTTCTTCTTTAACTCTGCGTTCGGTCAATTCTTCAATAAAATTTTCAGAATACCCAGAAATCTCTTGTTCTTTGATCACTTCTTGACGAATCTTTTTACGAGAAATATCAACAAAAGGAGCCAAATGAGATAATGTAATAGATTGTCCTCCATACTGACCAGAAGCAACAACTGCCATAATCTGTGTAGCAATATTACATGCAGTAGCAAAGCTATGAGGCTTTTCAATCAGAGTTTTATTAATTACTGTGCCATTCTGGAGCATATCGTCCAGGTTAACGAGACAGCAATTGGGAATATGTTGCGCATAGTAGTCCATGTCATGGAAGTGGATCTCCCCGGCATCATGCGCCTTAACAACAGCAGAAGGAAGAAGTATTCTATGACTAATATCTTTAGAGACTTCTCCTGCCATATAATCACGCTGTGTAGATGCTACAATGGCATTTTTATTAGAATTTTCGTCTTTTAATTCATCATTCTGCATTTCAACTAACTCAAGAATACCATCATAAGTCTTACTAGTCTGACGCAAAATTTCTTTCTTATAACGATAGCGAATATATGCACGCGCCACATCTTTTCTTTCAGAGCGCATTAAATATTCTTCAATCATATCTTGGATTTCTTCTACTCCGGTCTTACGATCAGCCGCAGCGATATAATTATAAATTTCTTCGGCAATGTCATTTGCCGTATCGGTTTCATAAAGGGCTTGGTCAACTTCAATAAATGCTTTATTAATAGCTAAGATGATTTTATCTTTATCAAAATTGGCGAGGCTACCATCTCGTTTAATAATTTGAATCATATTTAACCTCCAATACTAAATCTTGTGTTTCTTTTTAGGGATTCTTATAATATATAAGAATCCCTAAAAATTGTTTAAACATTTTTGGCCTTAAACTCTTTAACTCTTGAGCGAGGACAAAATCGCATCAACACCAGCCAAGAGGTCATCATAAATTTCATTATCCAACACTTTATAGGAAAAGTCAAGATTATTAAAATCTTTTTCATCTGCTTTGTAGCGGCGAATAATCTCTTCAATATCTGGATTCTCTTCTCTATTCAGTTGTCTTAATAGACGCGTTTTATCTGCGGCCCGCACATAATAGACATCTACATCAATATTAGGATTATCCAATAAACTCCTGATTCCTGTTGGATTAAATACTCCGACATTAACCTTTTCATTAGATAGAGAATTATAACTTGTTCCATAAGCCCAATTATTAAATCGAGAGATTTCTAACATCTCATTATTAATCGTCTTTTCAAAAAACTGCTCTTGAGTTAAGAAAAAATAATTAATCCCCTCAATCTCTTTTTCTCTTTTAGGTCTAGTTGTACAACTTATAATTTCATGGAAATCAGGATGGGCTTTTATCAAACTATGTAGAAGAGTATCTTTTCCCGATCCTGCTTTTCCCATTATTGCTATAATTTTATACTTTTTCATTTAATAACCTCATATTATTTATATATTATCTATATAAAAAAATTTGATTTTATATTTCTAATAATCTTTATCTTCATTAAGACGCTTACCGTATTCTAAGTAAATTATTTATTTTCTTCTTTATAATATTTCAGATAATACTACTTTTCATTTCCTTTATTTAATATAAACTAACTCGATTCTAAAATTAAATTTTCTAATTTAATGTCATTTTGTTCGCAATATGGAATTCTGATTAGAGGAATATTATTTTCAAAACAATATTTGTTTTTTATTAAATCTTTTTTATGAGTTAATAAAACTTGTTCATGACTATTCCACCCAGCAGTTGATTTAAAGTGCTATTGGCCATCAAATTCTATTATATAAGTATCTTTAATAAGGTAATCAAAATAAAATTTATTATTATCTTTGTCTTTACAATAATATTCTTTCTTAAAAGGGATATTGTTCTTGTTTAAAATATTATCTATTAATAACGTTCCGTATGACTGTTTTAAACATCCACAGCTTTTTGTTAAACCTTTTTTTAAACTGTTTGCATCTACAGAAACAATACCACCGCAATCACATTTACATTTCCAATAAGTATGCTAATGATTTTTAGATGCTTCTTTATCTAACCCTATTACTATTAATTTTCCATATTCGTTTCCAGTGATATCAATTAAGCGTTTTCTTGCTTTTTCTTTTTGTAAACATCCACAACTCTAAGTATGTCCAGATTTTAAATTGCCACTTGATACAATTACTTCATTTCCACAATCACACTAGCATAACCATCTAATGCAACGATCTTTAATATTTGGATCTTTTGGCAAAGGTTTAATCGCAACAAGACGATTAAATCTTTGCCCTGTTATATCAATAATTTTACCCATTAGTCTTCTTCATTACCTCCAAGAATTCTTTCTGAAGTAAGAGATAAAGTTCCATCATTTTTAATTTCATCAACCTTATAAAGAGAATGACCTGAAGTTGAATTATATTTTTTTACAATAAAAGCATCTCCTGAACGGATACCCATTGCGACAATTATGTTTCCTCTATTGAACCAACTTTTTTCAAGAACTTTTTTTATCCCTTCATCATTTCTTGCAGATATTTGCTTATCGAAGAATGCGAACTGACCTTTTCTAAATTTTACCTCAACTACACCAGTAGTTGTTAATAAAGTTACTGTACTCTTAGTTTTATTCTTCGCAATACAAGTGCCGCAAATTTTATATAGTTTATAAATATTAATTTCTTTTCCAGTTTTAATAAATGTTCTATCAATTATTGGGTCTTCTGGCAGGCTAAAAAAATCAACAAAACCATATTTATTTTGATTTACGTTAATTAGTTCATGGTCATGGTAATAAAAACATAATGCTTCCATTTCCCAAGAAGAAAGATTGCCACTTGCATATTTATTCCAATCTTCTAAAAAGATTTTATCATTTAAAGAGTTTAAGATACCTTCTTTATCAGAGGCAATCCAATTTCTAAATATATCCATCCATCTCTGATAATAATTATCCCAAATCTTAATACTTAAAACAGGTTCTTTCACTTCCATGATTGTAGATAATTCATCAGTAAAATCTAATTCAGTTAAGAAGTTACATGCTCTTTCATCAAGAATATAATAGTCTTTAAATTTTAAATTCTTAGATTTACATACAGCTTTTAAATATCTATTAAATTCAAAAATTCTACGAGCCATTATTTGCTCTTCTGTCTTTTCTGGAAGAATACCATGCTTAATTAGACCACTCATATTCTGTAGAGTGATTCTCTTTTTCTTATCACAAGTTTCCCAAATATACCAAGCCATACACATTTTTCTATCCATCATGCTATCAAAAGCTCCGCCTTTGATAAGAGAAATCATTGCTTGTTTTCCAGGTTTAACTTTATTCAGATAATCTCTTGGTGAAATATATGGACGATTTTCAATAGTTGCTGCAACCACATCATCACC